TTTTTTATATTAATGTGGGTTCTATTCCACCAAATGAGGTAGAAAACTTCATGCAGAAGACTATTACTCAAATGAAGAGAACTCCATTTATGGATCCAAATACTGGTGAATATAATTTAAAATATAATCTACAAAACTCATTAGAAGATTTCTTTATTCCTGTTAGAGGAAATGATCAAACAACTCGAATTGAACCAACTAAAGGTTTAGATTATACAGCGATTGAAGATGTAGTTTACTTAAGAGATAAGCTATTTGCTGCTTTAAAGGTACCTAAAGCATTTATGGGTTATGAAAAAGACTTAACTGGTAAAGCAACATTAGCAGCTGAAGATATTCGTTTTGCTCGCACAATTGATCGCATTCAAAGAATTATACTCTCAGAACTAAATAAAATTGCCTTAGTTCACTTATATACTCAAGGCTACAGAAATGAATCATTAACTAATTTTGAATTATCATTAACTACTCCTTCTATCATCTATGATCAAGAAAGAATAGCATTAATGAAGGAAAAAGTTGATTTAGCTAAAAATATTATTGACGGTAAATTATTACCTACAGATTGGATCTATGACAATGTATTCCACTTAAGTCAAGATCAGTTTGATGAATATAGAGATTTAATTGCTGAAGACCAAAAACGTACTTTCAGATTCAAACAAATAGAAAATGAAGGTAATGACCCACTTGAGTCAGGTAAGTCATATGGTACACCTCATGATTTAGCTGCTTTATATGGTTCTGGAAGGAATGGTATTGGTGTTCCTGATGGTTATGATAAAGATGAAACTTTAGGTAGACCAAAAGAAAAAGCATCTATTGCTGGTACACAACAAAGTACTTTAGGTAAAGATAGATTAGGTAATATTGGCATGAAAAAAGGAGATGCAACAGGTGAAGATGGATCTTTAAAGAATAATTTTAAAGGTGGATCACCTTTAGCTTTAGAGACTAAAGATAAAAATAAAACTTTATTAGAATCTTTAGATAAAAAATTATCACTTAAAAAAGAAGAATCTTCATTATTAGATGAATCTCAAATACGAGAGTAATATTCCCATATATATTTATAATTAAAATATTTACCCTGGAATGACTATAAAACATTCAAAGTATAAAAATACTGGTATCCTTTTTGAATTATTAGTAAGACAAATTACCGCTGATACATTATCAGGCGCTGAATCACCAGCAACTAGTATTCTAAAAAAATATTTTGGTAAAACAGAATTAGGGAAAGAGTATAAATTATACGAGAGCTTTTTTAGACACACTAATACTAGTGAAGCTAAAGCTGATATGGTTATCAGCACACTTATAGAAAGTTCTAAACAATTAAATCGTTCTGTTTTAAAAAGACAAAAGTACAATTTGATTAAAGAAATCAAAAATCACTATGATTTAGAGGAATTCTTTAAAACTAAATTACCAAACTATAAAGCACAAGCTGCTTTATTTACACTTTTAGAAGTTTACAACAGTGAAAATCTGTCTAACCCTAACCAGATTATAGAAAATAAAACAGTTCTATTAGAATATCTTGTTAAGTCTCCTATTAATAAGAAAGAAGTTAAAGAAAATATCTTAGAAGAATTTAGACATCAAGATAAAGACATTCGAGTACTAGCATACAGAGTATTATTAGAAAAATTCAATGATAAGTATGCTGATCTAAACCCACATCAGAAATCAGTATTAAAAGAATTCATCAATAGTGTTGATAATACACCTAAATTAAGAGAGTTCTATAATACTAAAATAAATGAAATCAAAAACACTTTATTAACTTTAAATAAAAAAGTTACTAATAAAGCTATCCAGATAAAAGTAAATGAGGTTGTGAATATTTTACCTAACTTAGGTAAAACAGATAAAGTTAACGATGATCATTTAATTAATCTTCTTCAACACTATCAATTAGTTGAAGAGTTAGAATCAGTAAATGGATAAGAAAGAAAAAATAAAAGAACTCATTCAGAACCGATTAAAAGAAATGAGCGCCACTGGTACTGGTGCTTCTTTTACTGCTGGGACTGGTGCTAACTATGCTACACCTTATGCTTTTAATCCAAATAAAAAAGCTAAAGGCGCTAAAAATATTTACTACTACAAACTTGGTTTTAAACCTGTTGATCAAAAAGCTTTAAATAAAAAAGCTAAAGGTATTGAAGTAAAACATTTATGGGAAGAAGAAGAACCTAAATTTGACATTGAAGGTTTTGTTAATAGTTTAGGTGTTGATGATGAAACAAAACAATATATAGCAGGGCGATTAGGAGATTTTGATCTAATAGCAGATAAGCTAAAAGAACTTATTAAACTAATCCAGGAAGCTAAAAAAGAAACTATTAATAGCTATAGAGAATCACCAGAGAAAAAATCGGTATATGGTACTGATTTAGCTATTTCGATACTTGATAGAGCAATAAAATTATTTACATAACATGAGAAATACATTACAAGAACAATATAACCTTATTAAAGAAGGTAAAGGTAATAAACAGCAGTTCTTTAAATCTGCTCGCCAATTATTCCCTGACCTTATCACCCCAATTAATACTTACGATGATACAGTGCGTATTCTCAAAAACAGAAGTATTATCGCTGAGGGCATTGGTGGTGTAGTAACTAAAGGTAAAACGCCTGATTGGCATGCTATCTTTAAAGAAAATATTACTGAAGCTGCTAAAGAAGCTAAAGCTGAAGAAAAAGAAACCACTAAAGAAGTAACTGACATGGCTACTCGTGGTTATGATTATAAAGATTATAAAAATATTGATAATATTTATGGTGAAGCTTTCTTAAAAGGATTCTATACTGAAATGGGTGATCCTAAAAATGAGGGTAAAACAGTTGAAGAATTAAGACAAATTGTAGCTAAAAACATGGCTAAAGATTGTTTACATTATACTAAAGAAGGTCAATTTGGTCTTAAAGGTGTAGGTTACACAACTGAAGCACCAGGTTTAGGCACTCCAAAAGAACCAAAAGGTAAACATAAATCATCAGGTTATGGTGATTTAAAAGAATCAGTATTACGCTCTCAAATTTACTTATTAGTAAAAGAAGTATTAAGTGAAGCTAAAGCTAAATTTAATGTTGGTGATATAGTTACCTACAAAGGAGAAGAATATAAAATAACACGCTTTATTGATGATAGAATTTATATAAAATCTATTATACATGGCGGTCGAGGAGAATCATGGGTAACAGCTTCAGATTTACAAAAAGCAGCATTAACTGAAGAAAAGAGTAAAAGCGATTTAAAAGTTATTTTAAATAATTTAAAAAAAGCTTTAGCTATTGCTGAAAAAGAAATAAAAATAGTAGATAAAAATGGTAAAGCTTTTAAAGAATTTGAAAAAACAATTGCTGGTAAAAAAAGAGAAATTGAAGCTGTAGAAAGAGAAATTAAAGCTTTAGAAAAAAAATCATTAACTGAAGATAATGGGTATGAAATGGGAGAAGGAGATATTGTAAAATATAAAAAAGAGTATGCTAAAAGTGATACTCATTTTATGATAACAAAAGATCTAGGTGATACAGTTGTAATGAGAAAAGTAGATGCTCAAGGAGAACCAGTAGGTCCATTTATTCCACAAGTTGGTAAAGTACAACTTGAACCTGTTGATATTGAATTTAAACAAGGATTAGAAACAGGCGATTTAGACTCATAACTATGAAACAGATACTTATTGAAACCCAAACCTTTACAGCTAAACCTGTTAAACTAATTGAAGGAAAATCTTCAACTGGTAACCCTTTAGTTGAAGGAATATTAGCCACAGCCGAAGTAAAAAATGGTAATGGTCGTTATTACTCAAGAGATTTATGGGATAGAGAAATTGATAAGTACATGGATAATGTTAAACATAATAGAGCATTAGGTGAATTAGACCACCCTGATTCTTCTATTATTAACCTAAAAAACGTCTCTCATAACATCAAAAAAATATGGTGGAATGGAGATCATGTAATGGGTGCTATAGAAATTCTACCAACACCTTCAGGTAATATATTAGCTGCTTTATTTCAAAATGGTATACCTGTAGGTGTATCATCTCGTGGTATGGGCTCATTAAAACAAATGGGTGAGCTAATGGAAGTACAAGACGACTTTGAATTATTATGTTGGGATTTTGTATCAACCCCCTCCAATCCAGGCTCATATATGAAGGAAGTAGCATTAAATGAGGGTAAAACTGTTAATAATAACCAATACTATAAAGTAAATTCTATTATCACAGACATACTTTGTGCTAATGGAACTTGCCCAATATATTAACCCCTCTTAAAATAGAATTTTAAGACTGATGCCTCACAAAAGTGAGGCATTTCTTTTTCAATAAAGTGTGTTTTTAGTAGATCCATATATATGTATATGCAAATATGCTACCCTTTCCCCTTATGTAGCATTAATTAGTTAATAAATCTATTACGTTTCCTATTAAACGTATTTCCAAAACAAAATTATTTGAGGACAATGAACAGAGAAATGCTAAAAGAATGCATTGCTGATGCTAAAACCATCCGAGAAACAGCAATTGCAAGCGCAAAATTAGCTCTCGAAGAAGCTTTCACTCCCCAACTCACAGCTATGTTTGCTGAAAGATTAAACGAGCTTGAGTTAGAAGAAGAAGTAACTGAAGAGAGTGTGAATGAAATGTACAGCACAGAAGAAGGATTAGAAGAAGATTTTAATCTTGAAGAAATTCTTGCTGAGTTAGAAATGACTGATGAAGGTGCTGAAATGGAAGAAGAAGGCATGTATAAAGAAGGATTAGATGAAGATCTAATGCTTGAAGAAATGTCTGACGAAGAAATTGAAACACTTGTTATGCAAGTCATTGATGACATGATCGCATCTGGTAAGCTTATGCCTGGTGAAGGCGAAGAAGAAGGTGAAGAAGGTGAAGAAGAAGAAATGGAAGACATGGAAGACATGGAAGGTGAAGAAATTGATGAAGACATCAATCTTGAAGAACTTCTTTCTGAAATGGATTCTGAACCAGCAGTAAATGAAGACGCAATGGCTGTTGGAGATGCTACAACTCCTGAAGCTCTTGTAGCAATGGGTTTAGCTGGTGCTTTAGTAGGAGGTACAGCTTGGAGTTCTTTAGATAAAGAACAAAAACAAAAGTTAACAGCTAATGTTAAAGCTAATTTTAATGCCGCTGGTGAAACTGTTAAAGCTTTCTTTAGAAATCTAAGCAAAGGCAAAATTTCAACTAAAGAAACAGAAGAACCAATGGAAAAAGCTACAACTACTGAAATGGAAGAAACTATCGCTGAACTCCGCAAAGAACTCAACGAAGTTAATCTATTAAACGCTAAGCTTCTTTACACCAACAAAATCTTCAAAGCTAAGAATCTTACCGAATCAGAAAAAATCAAGGTTTTAAACACGTTTGACAAAGCAGAAACTGTTAAAGAAGTGAAACTTGTATTTGAAACTTTAACTGAATCTTTTAAAGCTACTACAGCTAAAAAGAACACAATTAAGGAATCATTAGGATCAGCTTCTAAAACAATTTCAACTGCTACCCCTAAACAACCAATTATTGAGAGCAATGAAGCATTTGCGCGTATGCAAAGACTTGCAGGTCTCAAAAAGTAAAAATTAACATTAACAAAAACAAATTTTTTTAAAAATTATGGAAACAATTCAACAATTAGTTGAGTCTGCCAACCCATGGAGATCACTTCAGAGTGATGCAGCTAAATTAGCTCGCAAATGGGAAAAAACCGGCCTCTTAGAAGGTCTTGGTGAAGACATCAACAAAAACAACATGGCTTTGATGTTGGAAAACCAAGCAAAGCAATTAGTAGTAGAAACTTCACAAACTGGTACTCAGTCTTCTTTTAGCTCTGGTACAAATGGTGAAAACTGGGCTGGTATCGCATTACCATTAGTACGTAAGGTATTTGGTCAAATCGCAGCGAAAGAATTTGTTAGCGTTCAACCAATGAACTTACCTTCTGGTCTTGTATTCTTCCTTGACTTCCAATATGGCACTGCTAAGAACCCATTCACTTTAGGTGGTTCTATGTATGGTAACCGTAACGCGAGTGATCCAAACACTCCATTCTCAACCACAGCTGCTGCTGGTGGTTTATATGGTGCTGGTCGTTTCACATACTCTACTAACCAGTTCTCAGCTTCATTAACTTCAGGTTCTGCTGCAGCTACTACAGCTGTATTCTCTCAAGCTAATTGGTCTGATGTGAACTATGATTCAGATTTCTCAGCTTCAGCCGCAGCTAATACTTTATGGAAAGTAAGTGTTACAGCTAGTTTATTATCTAACGCTGACTTAGATGGAGCTCGTGGTTTCTTAGTTAGTGCTTCTGCTAATCAAAAAGATGTTTATAACTACGCTCAATTTACTGCTGTTAGTGGAACAACTATCACATTCATTGTTAGTGGTTCAGCACTTCCAACTGGTCCAGTAGTTGCTTTGTATAACAAGAAGACTGCTGATAATGCTCGTGGTGATTTCGAAGATGGTGCTACTTATGCTATCCCAAACGCTGCTAGTGCATCTGCGATTTCTATCCCAGAAATTAACATCAGCATGCAATCTCAAGCTATCACAGCTAAGACTAAAAAGTTAAAGGCTGTATGGACTCCTGAATTTGCTCAAGACTTGAATGCGTACCAAAACTTGGATGCTGAAGCTGAATTGACTAATATCATGAGTGAGTACATCTCATTGGAAATCGACCTTGAAATCCTTGATATGTTAATTGAAAATGTTCCTTCAATTAACACTGAGTATTGGAGTGCTGTTAATAACCAGTCTATCACTGCTCCAAACTTAACCTTCACAAACTTAGGTTTCTACAACTCTCAAGGCCAATGGTTCCAAACTCTTGGTACTAAAATCCAAAAAATCAGCAACCGTATTCACCAATTAACCCTTCGTGGTGGTGCTAACTTCATGGTAGTTTCTCCAACTGTAGCTACAATTATCGAATCTATTCCTGGATTCGCTTCTAATAGCAATGGTGATGCTGCTGACATGGAATATGCATTTGGTGTACAGAAAGCTGGTCAATTCAACAGCCGTTACACTGTTTATAAGAATCCTTACATGACTGAAAACACTATCTTAGTTGGTTTCCGTGGTAAGCAATTCTTGGAAGCAGGTGCTGTGTTTGCTCCTTACATTCCATTGATCATGACACCTCTTATCTACGATCCAACTACCTTCACTCCACGTAAAGGTCTATTGACTCGTTACGCTAAGAAGATGTTACGCCCTGAATTCTATGGTAAAGTTTATATTAATGGTTTGAACACCCTCTAAAATAAACTAAATAACTAACAATTAAGCCTTGCGAAAGCAGGGCTTTTTTGTTCTACTTTAATATTTATCAATAAATAAAAATATGACTGACTTTAACCGAAGTGAAGAGGCTAAACAGATTTTTAAAGAAAAACGTAAGCCTAAAAATCCAATTACATTTAAACTCACATTAAATGAAGAGCAAAAGTTAGCAAAGCAAGTCATTTTAGATAGCCCTGTAACACTATTAAGAGGTATGGCGGGTAGTGGTAAAACACTAGTAGCATGTCAAGTTGCTTTAGATTTAGTATTTAAAAAAGACGCTGAAAGAATCATTATTACTAGACCTACAGTTGCTAAAGAAGAAATAGGTTTTTTACCTGGTGATTTAAAAGAAAAAATGGATCCATGGTTGGCTCCTATTTATGCTAATCTTTACATGCTGTATGATAAAGTAAAGATAGATAAAATGATTCAAGATAATCAAATTGAAATTGTACCATTTGCCTTTATGCGAGGTAGAACATTCCCTGATGCTGTAGTAATTGTAGATGAATGTCAAAACATTACTCATGGTCAAACAGAAATGATTTTAGGTCGTTTAGGTAAAGGTGGTAAAATGATTTTTTGTGGAGACATTACTCAAACTGACTTAAAAAATAGAAAAGATAGTGGTATTGGATTCTTTACTCGTATGGAAGAAAACATTAAAGGTGTAAAAATCTTTACTTTAAAAACAAATCATCGACATGAGATTGTAGAACCTATCCTTAAACTATACTCAGACTATAGGGATTAATATTTATAATCAAAATCTATTCATGGCTGATTTAAAAATAACTTTACAAGAATCCATCACCCTGCCTAACAGAAATGTAGAAACCCTACATAATACTGCTATCATATCAGGTGTTAATCAAATCTTAAGAAGAACAGATACTATAGCTACAGATTTTAGTGGCTCTGGTATTGAAATTTTAAAATTTGTTGATAGTGAAGAACAACAAACTGCTGGATCTTTTGTTAAAACTGATGTAAAGTATTTAAGGATTACTAACCTAGATACTACAAACTCAGCTTTAATTTATTTAGTAGACACTAATGAGGAATTTGTTATTTTTAAATTAGAGGCTAAAAAATCACTCATGTTTGGAAATGTAGATTTTAATGCTTCCCAAAATGGTGATTATGTAGTAGAAGGAGTATGGGACCCTGATTATTACTCAGACTTTGTTTACTATGATACAATAAAAGCTAAAGCAGAAAATTCACCTGTATTACTTGAATACTTTGTAGCTTCTGCTTAATTAATAACATATTTATAAATAAAACATAACAATGGCATTAACATATAGAGGACAACTTGATCGCCCCTTAACCGCTGAAGAAATTGATGGTAATTTCGCGTATTTTACAGGCTCACATGGTATAACAGGATCTATAGGAATTTCAGGTAGTATTATACCTGCGGTTGGAGTAGGTGAAACTACTTCATCTTTTTCTTTAGGTTCACCAACAGCCGCTTGGAAAGATATTTATGTATCTGAAGGATCCATTAAATTTGTAAAATCAGGATCAGAAGAAGTAGTACTTTCAGCTAAAGATGGTGGTATCCAAGTTAACGGTGGTCCCACCATATCAGCAGATGGTATTAATGGACAATTCTTTACTTCTAAAAGTTTAGATACTAATATTACAGTTAAAGACAGTAATAACAGTCTATTAATGGGTCCAATTGATGTTGAAGAAGATAAAGAAATTGTTGTTGAAGAAGATTCTGATTTAACAATTTTTGGAGATATTGAAGTTACAGATGTAGCTAATGCTGAAAATTCTGTATTTGCTATTAGTGCTTCATACTCTAGTGAAGCTATTAGTGCCTCTTACGCATCAAGTGCTTCATATGCTGATAATACTACTAGTTCTTCATATGCTTTAACAGCTAGTTATGCTTTAAACGCTACAGCAACTTCAACTTTCCCATATTCAGGTAGTGCTGTTATAACAGGATCATTAATTGTAAATGATGGTGCTAGAAATATTGTAGATACATCAAACTATAGTTTATATGATAGTAATAATAGGATATCTTTAAATTGGGATGAAAGAAGAATTTATAGTAGTGATGAAGCTAAATCAGTAGCAGCAGAAGATAGAATTCTTCATGATTCTAATAATGCTACATCAGTTGATTGGGAAAATAGAACATTGAATTATTCTAATGAAAATGCAGCTATTGACTACAGTAACACAGCATCACTTACTCTAACAAATGCTAGCACTTTTGGATCTATTCTTATTACAAGTAGCTTAGTGAACATAGATGCTTCTAATTCATTTAGAATAAGAACTTCAAATGCTACTAATATTACTGGATCTATCTCAGCTGGAGGTTCAACTTTAACTATAGGAAAATATAGTACATTTGAAACTGATCCCGCTGGTGGTTTAACTTTAAAATCCCAAGATGTAACTATAACAGGATCAATAACCTTAAACTCAAATAGAGGCTTATATAGTTTTACATCAGCTAGTGATCTTAATACAGGCTCAGTTCCAGGTGGTAACCCTGGCACATTAGTAGCATTCTCCCAAAATGGAGCTAACTTCTTTATATATGTGTTTATAGGAGGTGCTTGGAGATCTGCTTCACTTTCTTAATAATAAAAAATATAATAATAAAAATACAATGAGTAGAGTAAGAGTAAATACTATAAACCCATTTTCGGGACAAAATATAACACTTGGAGGCCACGCTATTCCTTCAGGTAGTGATAAAACATTAGGATCAGAAAACAATCCTTGGAGTGGACTATACATTTCAGGAGAAACTATATATTTCTTAGCTTCTCCAACTTCAAGTTTTAGTGGTTCATTAATGTTGGCCCAAATAAAAGCAGGAGGTGAATCAACTGTTGGAAGTTTTGGTGGAGACATTATTCCAAGAGGTCAAATCTTTATAGAAGACACCCTTCCAAATTTAAGAGGATCATTTAGTGTTGGTAGACAGAACCAAGCTTTAGGAACAGCTTCTTTAGCTAATGGTCGCCGTAATACAGCTTCAGGTCAATTTTCTCACGCTGAAGGAAGTGGATCCATAGCCTCAGGTGTTGCTTCCCATACTGAAGGATTTTTAACAACCGCTTTAGGTAATTATTCTCATGCTGAAGGAAGATCCACAACAGCCTTAGGTCAATATTCTCACACTGAAGGTTTAAGTACTTTAGCTTTTGGTCAATATTCTCACGCTGAAGGTGATGACACATATGCTTTAGGTTCATATTCTCACGCTGAAGGTCAATTTACAACTGCCAGTGGAGTAGCATCTCATGCTGGAGGTTACAGCACTATAACTATAGGTAATTATTCAACCACTACAGGATATTTTACAACAGCTTCTGGTGTTGGATCTTATGCTGGAGGTAGAAATACTAAAGCTTTAGGTGATTACCAAACAGTAGTAGGTGAATATAATACTAATGGTGACACAACAAGTCATTTTATTGTAGGAGGTGGAACAAGTACTGGATCTCTTAAAGATGCTTTTAAAGTAACTCATAGTTCATCTATAGTAGTAGCTACTCAAACTGCTGCCCCATCATGGACTGGTACTGAAGGTGAAATGGTTCCTTTTGTAAGCGGTAGTGTATATCGTTTATACGCTTGGCTTGGTGGTGCTTGGAGATCATCTTCATTTGCTTAATAATAAAAATAATAAAAAACAAAACATAAACATAATGAGTAGAGTAAGAGTAAATACTATAAACCCATTTTCGGGACAAAACCTAACCTTTGGAGGAAATGCTATCCCCTCAGGTAGTGATAAAACATTAGGATCAGAAAACAATGCTTGGGGCGAATTGTATGTCTCAACAGGATCCGTGAACTTTGTAGGATCTAGTTTCACAACTGTAGCCTCTATAAAAGCAGGGGGTGAGACAGGTGTCAATGCTGCTATCCCATCTGGCCAAGTATTTATAGATACTGTTGGTACAACACCAGGCAGCACATTGCGAGGTTCTTTCAGTATAGGTAGAGCCAATAGAGCTTTAGGAACTGCTTCTTTAGCTGTTGGTCTACAAAATACAGCTTCAGGTAATTATTCATTAGCTCAAGGTATAAATACTAAAGCTTTAGGTGCTAATTCTCACGCTGAAGGTAATTTTACATTAGCAACTAATACAGGTGCTCACGCTGAAGGAAACTACACTACAGCCTCAGGTTATGCTTCACACGCTGAAGGTAGTAATACTGTTGCTTCAGGAACAAATTCTCATGCTGAAGGAAGTAATACAATAGCTTCTAATGTTAATGCTCACGCTGAAGGTAATTATACAATAGCATTTGGTTATGCTTCACATGCCGAAGGTGACCAAACATTAGCAGGTGGTGAATGGTCACATGCTGAAGGTCAAGCCACTACAGCTTCAGGTAATTATTCTCATGCTGAAGGTACTACTACTAAAGCTTTAGGTCAATCTTCTCATGCTGAAGGTAATGGAGCAGTAGCTTCAGGTAATTATTCTCATGCTGAAGGAAATAGTTTAGCTTCAGGTAATGCTTCTCATGCTGAAGGTCAATTCACTACAGCTTCAGGTTATTTTGCTCACTCAGAAGGTTATTATACCCTAGCTTCAGGCCAATACTCTCACGCTGAAGGTCAAGCCACTACAGCTTCAGGTACTAATTCTCACGCTGAAGGTCAATTAACTATAGCTTCAGGTCCATATTCTCACGCTGAAGGATATGCTACTAAAGCTTTAGGTCAATCTTCTCATGCTGAAGGAAATGCTACTATAGCATCAGGGTCATTCCAAACTGTAGTAGGTCAATATAATGCTCATAATAACACTACTTCAGTATTTGTTGTAGGAGCTGGAACTGGTGATGGAGCTAGAAAAGACGGATTCTCAGTAGAATTAGATGGCGGAGTTGCCCATATTGTCCTACCAACAAATACTTTCAACCCATCTAATCCAAAAACAGGATCTATGTACTTCAATCTAAGTACAAATATGATAAATATTTATAATGGTACAACTTGGAGAACAGCTTCATTTGGTTAAAAATTAAAAATAAATATAACAATAAGAAGACCCAACTTAGGGTCTTCTGTTTTCTCTTAATATTTATAAACAAACTCTATTCATGGCTAATATTCCTATTTATCCTGGTAGTTCATCATTTTCTCCTGGTTTAACCCCATTTGGATTTTATGATTTTGATTTTCAATTTCAAGAAGACGCTGATAGACTAGTCACATATTGTGCTAGAAGATTAGGATATCCTTTAACAGATATTGAATTACAGGATTTAAACTTTTACGCTGCTTTTGAAGATGCTATCACTACTTATGGTAATGAGATATATTCATTTCAAATAAGAGATAATTATTTGTCTTTAGAAGGAGCATCTACTTTAACAAGTGTTAATGATGCTATTATTACTCCTAATATGGGAACAATAATTAAGCTATCACAACAGTACGCTGCTGAAGCAGGAGCAGGAGGTAATATAACCTATTACAGTGGGGCATTAGCTTTAACACCAGGTAAACAAACTTACAATTTAAAAGAATGGGCTATAAGCCAAAGTATATCAGGTGGAATAGAAATTAAAACTGTATTTTATCAAGATCTACCCGCTATAAACCAAATGTATGCTCCGTTTGGAGGCTTTGCGGGATTAGGTGGTTTACCCGCAGCAGGTATCTATGGTGGCATGTATGGTGGAGGATATGGAGGTGGTTATTTAATGATGCCTGTAGCATATGATGCTGGGGTAATTCAAGGATTAGAATTAAGTAATCAAATTCGTCTATCAAACTACACATTTGAAATCATAAATAACAACATAAAAATATTTCCTATACCAACAGATAATGATGTTAGACAAGGATTTTTATGGTTTGAATACATTAAAATAGAAGATAGATATGCTGACAGTATTACCCAAACAGGTGGTGATAAAGTAACAAATGTATCAAATGCTCCATACGGCTACCCAGTTTACTCTCAAATAAATGCTGTTGGTAAGTCATGGATATTTGATTACGCCTTAGCACTTTGTAAAGAAATGTTAGGGTATGTTCGAGGTAAATACGGAACTATTCCTATACCAGGCCGAGAAGTAACTTTAAACCAAGCCGACCTCTTATCAGCTGCTACAGCTGAAAAATTAGCTTTAGTTGAAAGATTAAGAGTATACTTAGATGAGACTTCTAAAAAATCATTACTTGAAAGAAGAGCTCAAGAAAGTGACTTTAGAAGACAAGAAATCAATAATGTACCAATGGTAATATACATAGGATAATGGCACTATTTGGAGGCAGTAGAGATGTGAGTATATTCAGGCATGTCAACCGAGAGTTGCTAGGGAATGTTATTACTCAACAATGTGCTTTATATAAATTTTCCTTAGAAGAAACTACTGTCAACATGTATGGTGAAGCCTCTGGAGGTAAATTTTTACAAGGACCGTATCTGTTTAATTCTTTAATTACAGTTGATGACAATACATCTCCTGTAAGTGAATTAGGTGTTGACTTTAATTGGGGTATAACAGTAGCATTTTTAAGAGATGATTTAGTAGCAGCTGATGTCCATCCTGAAGTAGGAGACATAATTCTATATCAAGAAAGCTATTTTGAAGTAGACAATACTAATGAAACCCAATATTTTGTAGGTAAAAACCCTGACTTCCCATATGAATCTAACCCTTTAAATCCTGGGTTAGACAATTTTGGTTATAATGTAAGTGTCATCTGCTCAGCCCATTATACACCTGCAGATAAATTTAATATAATCAAACAAAGATTATGATAAATAAAAGAAAACCTACACCTAAAACTCAAAAAGAGATTTTATTATCTCAACAAGAGCCATACATACCACCAGCTGGTGCCCCTGGTTTTTCTCCTAGAGGAAATCCTAATGATTTTGGTAATCCTAGTAGAGCAGATCAAACTTCTTTTAGAGACGATCCAACTAAACCATACTCCATTGGTATACAAGATATAGATGAAGCAGTAATGTATTATATCCAGAATGATATTCAACCTTTTGTAATACAAAATGAAGAAAGATTACCTGTACCTTTAGTTTATGGCTCACCTGAAAAATGGAAATCATTTCAAAAAGATGGTTATTATAGAGATCTAAATGGTCGCATAATGGCTCCTTTAATGATGATTAAAAGAAACACTATTGATAAAATTAGATCTATAAATAACAAATTAGATGCTAATAATCCTCATAATGTAGCTGTTATAGGTCAGAGATACAGTAAAAAAAATGAGTATAGTAAATTTAATATTCTAAATGATATTAAACCAAACAAAACATACTATACTACAGTAGTTCCAGATCATTTATCTATAACTTATGATTGTGTTTTATTTACCTACTATAACGATCAGCTAGCAAAATTAATTGAAATGATGGAGTATGCCTCTGATTCATATTGGGGTAATCCTGAACGTTTCCAATTTAAAGTGAACATTAATTCATTCTCAACTGTATCTGAACTATCAGATAATGCTGAACGTATAGTAAGAGCTACTTTTACCCTTAATTTATTTGGATATATAATACCTGATATACCTCAAAGAGATTTAAATGCTGTTCGCAAATTTTCAGAAACAACCAAAGTAAGTTTTGGTTTAGAAACAACTAGTGGTGATCTTGAAGATTTTGTTATTAACACTCGCCAAACCTCAAAACAAGGTACAGGAATAGCAAATGTATTTGATTCTCAAAATATTGTAAATAATACAACTATTATAGCAGGTGATATAGGAATAATATCTGAATACTTGAGTGCTAATAAACAAGTTGCAGGTACATATGTTAATTCAACTACTATAACCTTCCCACATCAATGGTTAGTAGCTCCAACCCCACTACAACCTACAAACTCAAGCCAATTTATGTTTTTTGTAAATGGCCAACTAATAGAACCTTCAGCTATAACTTCATTTACTGAAGGATTCAATATAAGTACTTTAGTTATTAACCCTACTGCTTTAGGATTTAGTTTTATCTCAACTGATGAAATAACAGGAATAGGAAAATTTAGTGTATAATGAGTATAATTAGAAAAGAACAATTAGCTGGATCATTTGCTACCCTAGGTTCAAACGCCTTCATAGGTAATCAAACAATAACTGGTTCTGTTTTTTCTACAGGTAGTCTTTGGAATATAACAACTACTGAATTTCAAGTTGTTAGTAATCCTGCTTATTTTACTAATGATTTCTTTTTATTAAAGAATCAATTTAATGAATTTAAAATAGGAACTACAAACAATGATGTTGGTTTTACACTATCATCTTCTGTTGTTTCACCATTTATAATAAATAACATAAACAAAAATATACTTACTCTTACTAATAGTGGAGCATTATATCTTACAACACAATCATCATTTCCTACCTCACCTCCAATTGGTGGATTAGCTTTTTCAGGAAGTGATTTCTTTGTATCACTATAATATTTATAAACAAACATTTAAAATAAAAACATAACAGATGGCATCTTGGAAAAAAGTCTTAGTCTCCGGTTCAGCAGGTGAATTTTCTACTGTGACCGCTAGTATTGGCTTAACAGTAGGTACTAACCAAACTATTAGTACTACACAAGCAATTTTAACAGGTTCATTTACTGGATCATTTAGAGGTGATGGATCAGGATTAACTGGAGTATCAGCAGATTTCCCAATTACTTCTACTCCTGGTTTAACAAACACTGATAAAATATTTGTTAATACTGGATCAAGTGGTTATATTACATACGGTGATTTATTAACAGATTTAGCAGGTACTAATTTAACAGTAGAAGGAGGTGCTACCCCAGACTCATTAACATTAGCCTCAGATATTAGCGGAATAAACAGTATTGCTGTTGCTGCTACAGTTACAGCTAATGGTAGCCCAATTGGTTTTATTGGTAATATAACAGGTTCAAACGTTATAGGTACAGTTGAATCATCATCATATGCTTTATCTTCTTCATTTAGTACAACTGCTTCTTACGCTCTAAATGCTGGTGGAGGAATATTAAACATTTCAGGATCTGATGGCAACAATACTTCTATTAATTTAAGTACTGAAGCTTTAATTGTAAGCGGCACAGCAAATCAAATCTCAGTTACTGTTAATAATGCTAATAATTTATTAACAATTGGTTTACCAAACAATGTAACTATACCAGGAAATTTAAGTGTATCAGGTACTACAACCACAGTAAGCGCTAGTAGCCTCTTAGTAACAGATAAATTTATTGTATTATCATCAGGATCTGCTGCTAAAAATGATGGTGGTCTTATTATTCAAAGTTCAACTTCACCTGCTAACACAGGATCAGGATATGGTTTTATTTTAGATGGAACACCTGATGCTCCTAGATGGGGTGTTACTTCATCACTTAGCCCAACAGCTACTAACGCTACTACACCTGATGAATACATGGTGACAGCTAAAACAGTTGCGGGAACATATACCGCTGGTTCAACAGCTCCAACATATGGTGGTGCTAACGCTGCTGGTAATGGTAACATGATAATTGATGGTAATGGTGATATTTGGATTTACGTATTCTAATTAATATAAAAAAACAAGTTATGAGTTTATTAGATATAATTAATAAAAATAAAGGTGAAGATACTACTAATAATTTAACTAAAGAAGAATTAGAATTTTTATTAGTATCCTTAAAGAAAACAACATTTACTGGAGAGCATCTTGAGATGCTCTTCAATATTGTTATAAAATTACAAAATCAATATCAAAAATATAATTAGTTATACTTTTGATTTTTTGTTGGCCCTAACGGGAAGTGGAATTAATATTTAATTACCTACCACAAAAAAGAACATATTATGCCAAGTTGGAAAAAAGTCATTACATCAGGAAGCAATGCTGCTCTCAATTCTTTAACAGTTAGTAATACTATAACAGGTAGTATATCTGGTAGTTTAACAGGGAATGCTACTAGAGTAACTATAAGTACAATAACTGGTACAGCAGATGTTCCTATAGTTTTAGTATCACCACCACCTGGCGGGATTTCTTCAGACAATCTTTTGTGTGTATCAGCAACCCCTCGATTATCATTTAATCCCTTAACTAGACTAATAAACGCTACATCATCTTGGGCTCAGTCTTCTTCATTTGTAACAGGATCTATATTCACAAATACTAATCCTGCTTTATCATCATCATATGCTTTAAGCAGTAGTAACGCCTTATCAAGTTCTAGAGCGGTAACTGCTTCATATGCTTTAACAGCAACAACAGCTGATAGTGCAACAACTGCTGGTAGTGCAACAACCGCTGATACAGCTAATGCTATAGCTGATCCCCTTAGACAAGATTTAACTATTGATGGAACTTTTATAGTTAATAACAGTACATATGATGTTTTAAATACATCCAAAACCTTACTTTATGATTCTGCTAGCGGAGCTTCTTCCCTCAATTGGGATAGCAGACAACTCTTTTACCCAGATGGTTCCACAGTAGCTATAGATTATTCTAATACAGAGGATTATCTTTATATTCAAAATTTTAATAATGATGGAAAAATAATTATTTCATCTAGTAATACGATAACCCTTAATGGCGGAAATGGATCAGTAAATATATATCGTCCATATATTTTTGTTCCAACAGGTAGTTTAAAATCTGATGCTGATAATTATCTTTTAACAAATACTGTAAATGGAAATGTTGGTAGTGTTCCATTTCAATCTTTTTCAAAAATAATTGGTAAAAACACTTCTCCAACAACTATTTCTGGTACAGGCGATCAAATTTCAATTTCTTCCTCTTTAACAGCAGGTATAGTAGAAACAGGGAGTATAATCCGTGTGACTACAAGAATTATTAAAACCTCAGCTGCAGGTGCTACAACAGCATCTATTTATTATGAATCTCCTTCATCACTCCCTAACTCCATATTGTTAGGACAGTATATTATACCTACAGGTAATGTTTACGCTCAAATGCAACGTGATTTGATAGTTCAAAATAATGGTACTACTACTATGTTTAATGCTAGCTCATCTGCTTTAACAGATGTAACTAGTTCAAATGCTGGTTTTACAGCAAGAAACATAAATTGGGGATTTTTTGGAGATGGAGGAACACGAAATATTAGTGTTTATCTCTCTAACCTAAACTCAGGTGATAGTGGTTACGCTGCTTCTTTATTAATAGAAAAATTATAATTAATGCAACAAAGAGTACCATTTAAATGGGGTAATGCTAATTTTGCTTGGGAAACAAATCCTTTTCCAAATCAAAGTAAAAACCCATTCACTTGGGATGATTGTGCTTTGATAATTGAAGTAGTAGAATCTTTATTAGGAGGTAAATCTTCTGAAGACATATGGAAAGATAAACAGAAAAAGAAACGATTTATAAAATTGCTTTGCAAAATTGAAGGCAAAGAATATAAAGAAACTAAAGAAGTAATAGATCGTAAAATACGTATATCAGACATAGCCTTAGTAGCTAAGGAAGTTCTAGGCATAAACATTAAAGTTGATTTATAATGTATAAACTATTTACAGATAAACCTGAAGTATTTGAATGTAATATTAAATTAGAAGGTGCTTCATTAAAAAACAGCCAAGCTCGTTTAATCATTGAGACAGAAGATATTAATCTTTTATTCAATGGTTCCATCACCTCAGATGGTAAGTGTACTATTCCTATTAAAAAACTAAAAGGTCTTTTAGAAAGTAATACAGAAGGTCAAATTAAGCTTGAGGTCATCGCAGAGGATACTTATTTTACTCCATGGAAATCAAGTTTTCAAGTTGAAGCATCTAAAAAATTAACTGTGGAAGTTAAATCACAAGACGCTGAACTTATAATGGAAAATGCTCCTAAAATTCAAGTTAGTGGTATTAAAGAAGAAAATATTGATCCTATAACAGAACATGTAATTAAGTTAGTTAGAATGTTAATTAAAGAAGACATTAATGTTAAAAACTTAACTATTAAAAAAGATAAAGTAAATAACATTGTAGCTACTTACTTACAAGAAAATAAAATTGAACAAAACCAAGTTCAAGAAATTATAGACGGGATTGTTTCAAAACTCCCAAAATAAAAAATTTAATAAGTTATGGCTGGACCCTTTGACTTAACAGGTCAAAATATAGAGAATACATACCAACGAGTTTTACAAACACCAGATGGTGCTACTTTCTATGATGGTACAGGTTCTTTAGTCACATTACCTAGTGCTGATGTCTCTGGATTAGTAACTACTTCAAGTTTTAATGCATTTACTGCTAGTATAAACACATTTACATCATCCTATAATACAGGATCGTTTAGTGGAAGTTTTACTGGTAGTCTCAATGGTACTGCGTCTTATTACCAAGAAACAGATCCTGTCTTTGTAGCAAAATCTGCTTCATTAGCAACAACTGGTTCAAATATCTTTATAGGTAATCAAACTGTAACAGGTAGTTTATTTACAACTGGTTCTAATACATTAGTTGGAAACACCATACTATCAGGAACTTTACAAATACAAGGTGAATATCCTCCATCAGCTGGATCCGCATCTGTTTCTGTTGTAGGTAATGTAGACTTAAATGGATTTTTAAGATTTGATCCTGTTACTTCTAATATAGATAATTCTATATCTGCCTCATATATCTATGTTTCTGGTTCTACACAAGACTTATATTTTAGTCAAAATGGAGCAGGGTATTCAAATGTAACACGTTTACGCTGGTTAGAAGGTAATTTATACACTGGGTTATTACATGGTGGAGCATTATCTCAAGTAAATTCAAACATATATAGAGTAGCAAGTGGAAGTGGTATAATTGTTAATCTAAACGCATCATTAAATGATGATCCTTACCCTACAATACAATTTTTAGAATGGGGTAATTTAACTAAGACTATTGATGCTTTAAGTGCTTCTTTTGATCAACAATTTATAGCAATAAGTTCAAGCAACCAGATACATGCTCAAGGTACTCCATATTTTAATGGAGAAGTAGATACATACATACCAATAGGTATTGTTTTACATCAAAATCGTTCAACAATAAATGGTGTAAAAACTCAACCATCATTAGCATATGGTTGGAAACAAAGATCAAATGTATTCATATCTGCTTTTGGTCCTCTAAAACTATCAGGTCACGCTTTATTAACAAGTTCATCTCGTGGATTAACAGTTGGAAGTGGAACATCATTTGCTGATGGAGCCAATTACCCAACAGACCCAGAAAATCCATCTTATGTAACTGACCCAGGAACAAATGTATCTAAAATATTCAGATATAGACAATCAGGATCTAATTGGGTATATGATACAAATGGTGGAATTGGATATACTGTAATAAATCCAACTCAATATTCACTTAACGGTACTTTAACAAGTGTAGCTAATAATAGCTGGTCAATTCAAAGAGTATTTTGGTATCCAAACTCAGTATCTAAAGCCATAGTAGTTTATTATGGTAATGCAGTATATTCAACTGAATCAGAGGCTATCGCTAATATAAACATTGAAACATTTACTGAAGCACCTAACACAGCAGCAAATGCTATTTATTTAGGGGCTATAGTAATTAAAGGAGATGGTACATTTGCAGTAGCTGCTGATTTTACTATATTACCTGGAGGTTTATTTAGAGGTGTAGGTGGTGGTGGAGGTGGTGGTGGTGGGGGTACAACAACTCCTGGTGGTTCAAATACTCAAATCCAATACAATAATAATGGAGTTTTTGGGGGAGTACCTAACTTAACTTGGGACGGAACAACTCTACATGCAACTGGATCTTTCACAGGCTCATTTACAGGTTCTTTATTAGGAACAGCTTCATATGCTACTACAGCTTCATACGCTTTAAATGGTGGAGTAACCCGATTACTAGCAGGACCAAACATTACCTTATCACCTACAAATGGTTTAGGACAAGTAACTATCACCTCAACAGGTGGTGGAGGAGTATATGGTAATACAGCAACAGGTTCTTATGGTAGTTTTTATGATACAACTACACAAACAAATCCTGTAGCTAATGTTCTTCACTCAATGTCTATTAATACAACAGACATTTCAAATGGAGTATCTATCTCAGGCTCAACTAATCCTTTTAACACATATATTAAAACTGAAAACATTGGTGTTTATGACATACAATTCTCAGCTCAACTTGAAAAAACTAGTACAGGAAATACAAGTATAGCATATATTTGGTTAAGAAAAAATGGAGTTGATTTAGCAGAAACAAATACAATAGTTGAACTATCTCAAAATGGTAAAGGTGTAGCAGCATGGAATTGGTTTGTTAATTCTGCCGCTAACGATTATTACCAGATAATGTGGGCAGCAGATAGAACAGATGTTCAATTAGCAGCTACAACACCTGCTTTAGGCCCTGCTGTTCCTTCATTAATTGTAACTGTGAACAGAGTAGATCAATTTTTAAGCAATACAGGATCATTTACTGGATCATTTACCGGATCATTACTTGGAACAGCATCTACTGCTTCGTATTACCAAGAAACAGATCCTGTATTTACATCTAAATCTGCTAGTTTAGCTACTACAGGTTCAAATAATTTTATAGGTAATCAAACTATAACAGGCTCTCTTATTCACGGATTAGCGGGGAATATAGCAACAGGAGAATATTCACACGCTGAAGGAAGTATTACTAAAGCAATAGGAGACTACTCACACACCGAAGGAGATAATACCCAAGCAAAAGGAAATTATTCACACGCTGAAGGTCAAGAAACAATTACACTTGCTTCAGCGGAGTATTCTCACGCAGAGGGATATGGAACAATAGCATCGGCTAAATGGCAACACATACAAGGCCAATGGAATGCTACGTCATCAGTTGAATCAGCTTTTATTGTAGGTAACGGATCCGATAACGATAATAGAAGCAATCTTATACATGCTGCAGGAAATGAAGTACAGATATCTGGTAGTTTACTAGCTACTTCTTTTACAGGATCATTACTTGGAACAGCTAGTTGGGCTGAAAGTGCTTCTCAAGCTTTATTTGCTTTAACATATCCTTATAATTCAACCTCATCAATTTTAGGGAATGGATCATCAACTTCCTTTAATATTAATCATGGATTTAATACAAGAAATCTTCATATAACAGTATATGATAGTGCATCAGGTGATATAGTTTATCCTGATTTAAAACATGTAAATACTAATACATCAAGCATCACATTTGCAAATCCTCCTTCTTCAAGTCAATATGTAGTTTACATTTCACAATAACATACTTTTTAATATTTATAACTAAATGTAGTTAATGGCAAATGTTTACCAAAGTCAATATGCGAAGATTGCTATAAAAGCACTTAATTCTGACAGTGCTTCTTACGCTTTAACAGCTTCGTATGCTATGAATGGTGGTGGTGGAGGAGGAACACCTGGAGGATCAAACACTACAGTTCAATTTAATGATGCTGGAGCATTTAGCGGATCAGGCACTTTTACATTTGATAAAACTACTAATACTGTTAATATAACAGGAAGTGCTATTCTTTCAGGAAGTGTATTTATGCCTGGATTAACTAGTAGCACTGCCCCTCAAGTATTAGTTTATGATGATGTATTAGGTCAAGTTTATTATACAGCCTCAGCTGCTTTTGGAGGTGTAGGTAGTTCACCTGGAGGACCAAGTACCGCTATTCAATTTAATGATAATGGAAATTTTAATGGAAGTAGTAGTTTTACTTTTAATGGAGTTGATACTGCTCAATTAACAGGCTCAATGTTTGTAAGTGGAGCAATCTCTGCTTCTTTTGGACCTAGTACTGTTGGATTTTTTGGTACAGCAAGTTGGGCACAAAGTGCTTCAAGAGCTGTAACATCTTCATATCCTATTGATTTAACTGGAAGTACATTATTTTCTCGAGGTCCTGTCGCTGGAATACCATCTATACCTACAGCTAATAATAGTATATTTTTTGGTGATGGTGCTGGTTTTGTCTCACCAAATGCTTCTCAATCAAACTTTTTAGGTTATAGAGCAGGTTATATTGCTACAAATGCTAATAACTCAAATTTTATAGGTTATAGTGCTGGGGAAAGAGCAGCTAGTGCTAATAATTCAAACTTTTTAGGTTTTAATGCTGGAAATAACGCCTCATTAGCCTCTCAATCAAACTTTTTAGGTTATGGTGCAGGTAATAATTCTACATATGCTAGTGATTCAAATTTTATTGGATATTCATCTGGTTTAACCTCAACTAGAGCTAATAACTCAAACTTTTTAGGTTTTAGTGCTGGTCAAAGTGCTACAAATGCTTCTCAGTCTAACTTTTTAGGACGAACTGCTGGAACATCAGCTACAAATGCTGCTTTTTCAAATTTTATGGGATTTGAAGCTGGTAATAGTTCTACAGATGCTAATAACTCAAATTTTATAGGTAATGGTGCTGGGGCTTTAGCTACAAACGCTTCCCATTCAAACTTTTTAGGGTACAGAGCAGGTCGCTCAGCTATAAATGCTCCTTTTTCAACCTTAATAGGTTATCAAGTTGGATACAATAATGTTTTTCTTCCTGGGACTAGTATAGGTTCTAACAATATTATTATTGGGACAAACATTACATTACCATATTCTGCTTCTAATTCTATTAACTTAGGAGGAATAATATTTGCTACTGGTTCCTATTCAACTACTACTGGTGCTCCATTTTCTGGTTCTGCAGCTGGTAGAGTTGGTATTAATATATACCCACCTTCTTATAATTTACATGTATCAGGTACAGTAGCATTCCCAAATTTAACAGATTCAAACACTGCTACTAATGTAGTATTAATAGATAGTAGTGGCCAGTTATTCTATACAGCTTCAAGTGCTATTGGTGGTGGAAGTGGAACTCCAACATCCCCCGGCGGACTAAACACTCAAATTCAATTTAATAGTGGAAGTACTTTTAGTGGAAGTGGAAACTTTACATTTGATTATGTCACTAACGCTATTCAATTAACCGGATCATCCTTAATAACAGGATCATTAATTGTAACAGGTTCAACATCAGTATTAGGTACTTCCTCTATTAATGGTATAGTTTTAATAGGTACTTCATCTGCTCAAGCCTTATACACTACAGCTAGAATAACAACTGTAGCTGGTATTAATACTATTTATTCTTTACCAACAGCCTCATATGATGGAGCATTTTTTGACTACACATTAATATCAGGAACAAATGCTAGAGCAGGACAAATAATGTCTATTTGGAGTGGCAGTGAAATAAAATACACAGAAACAACAACAACAGATATAGGATCAACCTCCAATTTTATATTCTCAGTAGCATTAACAGCAGGTTCTGCTTCATTACAAGTAACAGGATCTACAGGAGCAGTAATAAAAACAATAATAAAAGGTATATAATAAAATGAGTATTTCAATAAGTGGTAAAATAGTTACAAATGGATTAGTTATTCATCTAGACGCTTTAAATCCAAAGTCATATCCTGGAAGTGGTACTACTTGGTATGATTTAACCTCTTATAATAACACAGGTAGTTTGTTTAATAATCCAACTATAGTAAACGGATATATTTCTTGTAGCGGTTATGATAATACTGAAAGAGTAGTTATTAATGATATTGATGAAATAGGATCTACAACAGAATATGTTACTGTTGATATGTGGGCTAGACTTAAAAATCCACCCAATATAGAGGGCACTACTGGAATGTTCTGTGGATTCGGATCAGCATATAGTGTACAATTAAGACCAGTAGATGATGCTTTAGGTTTCACTAGTGGAACTAATGATATATATGGAATTGACACTGTCACTGAATTAGGGTTAGTAGATAATTGGAAACATTATTGTTTTGTAATGATAGATCAATTACATTATCCTTTATTAACTTTAGATGATCAAAAAATTTATATTAATGGTCAATCTCAAGCTTTAAGCCAACAAGTTGGTACTACAAGTACTCCATATTTTTCTTTTAGTAGTCCATTTTCTTCACTTTCTCTTCCTGGAAGGACATACACTGGTGGTAATACTCTTTTATTAAATATGGATATAGCTTTAGTAAAAATTTATAATCGCCAACTAACACAAGCAGAAGTAACCCAAAACTTCAATGCACATAAAGGAAGATTTAATATTTATTGATAACAAATCTTGGATAGGGAAAAGATTTAAAGTATGGCAAATGAATTTGTAATAAAAAATGGATATTTCTCTCAAGGAAATTCCAATGTGACAGGATCATTACGAGTATCTAGTTCTATAGGTGTTGTAGGATCAGGTTCAGATGTACTATCAGTATATGGCTCTCAAGGTAATTTACTAGTAGTGACAGATAGTATGTCTGGTTCTTTATTTACTATATCAGACATTTCAGGTTATCCCATTTTAGATGTTACTTCTGATTATTATACAAGTTCAGTTTTTTTACCTACTTTAACAAATTTATCTCAAGTTAACGCTGTTGTTATTGATACAGCTAGCGGTCAATTATATTATTTGCCTACAAGTTCTATTGGAGGCGGAGGAACACCAGGCGGATCAAATAAACAAATTCAATTTAATGCTGATGGAGCATTTAGTGGTTCTTCAAATTTTACATTTGATAGTTCTTCTAATGCTTTAACTTTAACTGGTTCTTTAAATACAAGTGGTAGTACAATAATAAATGGTAGTGATTTAACCACTCAACCCTTTTCTTCTCTCACTAGTATTCCAACTCAAATAGCAGGTAATGCGGGTATTAGAGGAAATTTATATGTTTACCCTAAATCAGGTGCTACTACCTCTAGTATAGTTTTTGGAGGTGGGGGATATTCATCTTGGACTTTACAATCATTAGCATATAATTATTTTCAAATTCGTTCTACACCAAATGAAGGAGAAACACCTGGCCCACCAACCACACTAATGCATTTCTCATCAGGAAGTAATGGTGAGTTTAGAATTGGTGTTTTAAATGAAACCCCAGAATATACTTTTGATATTAGCGGCAGTGCTCGTGTTACTGGATCTTTTTATTTACCTGGTTTAATAACATCATCTCAGTTAAACGTTGTAGTAATAGATACAGCTAGTGGTCAATTATACTATACTGCTTCATCAGCTATAGGAGGAGGTGGTACTTCAACTTCATCATTTTTAGGAAATGGATTATCATCATCATTTAATATCAACCACGGTTTTAATACAAGAAATCTTCATATTACAGTTTATGAAAGCAGTTCAAATGGTGAAACAGTATACCCAGATATAAGAAGAATAAATGAGAATACAGCAAGTATCATATTTGCAAATCCACCATCAACAGATCAATATATAGTTTATATATCACAATAATGCCACAATTTTTAACTGACATACAGTTTGTAGCTACAAGTTCTATTGAAACCCCAGAAAGTGGTTTTGTAACTTTATACTTAAAAACAGATGGATATATGTATGTAAAACTTTCTAACGGAACTGAATATAAATTAGGATAATTTGTTATGAGTCAAATATTAAAAAGTTTATCTTTCCAAACCCAATCATCCACTCCAGGTACACCTTCCTCAGGATTTGGGGCATTATATGCTAGTGGTAGTACAGGATTCTTTTTTAAAAACAGTGCTGGTACAAACTACCCACTTGAACCTCAAGCATCTGGTCCTGGTTATATCATAATAAATGAATATACAGGTTCAAATCCTGGAGGAGGAACTTTAACTTATACTTGGTTTAATAATAATCCAAATATAAAATATATTCAAGTTATTTGTGTAGGTGCTGGAGGTGGTGGTGGTGGTAATGGCAGAAGCGCAACAGCTCAAAACTTACTTGGAGGAGCAGGAGGAGGAGGTGGAGCCATAGCTTGGGGATTTTTTGATTCAGCATCATTAACTCAATCTAGTTACACTATTAGTGTTGGAGCTGGAGGAGCAGGTGGAAGTGGTGGTTCTGGCATTACAGGTGGTGCTGGAAGAGCAGGTGAGTATACAACTTTTGGTGGGAATATGGTGAGTGCTAGTGGTGGAAGAGGTGGAGATACCGGAGGTAATTTAGCTGTAGCTACTATATTTGGTGGAGCAGGAGGATTAGCCACAGATTGTAGACCTGGCCCTGGATTTGCTATTCCTGGAGGAAATGGTGCTAATACTAGTCGTACAGTAAATGCTGGAACACCTACATCTATTTTTTCAACTCCTTTATCTCCTTCTGGTTCAGCTGGAGGAGGAGGAGGTTCAGGATATAGTAGTACACTTAATTTAGGATTATCTGGTTCTTTAGGTGCTAGTGGATTTCAATGGAATACTTTAATTTCTAATAATTCAACATCTGCTAACTCAGGATCAAATAATTTAGTAACAGCTACTGTTTTATTGCAATTTACTAGTAGTGTATTCACAACAACATATGGTTTAGGTGGAGGAGGAAATGGTCCTATTTCAGCTTCAGCTGTTAGTGTAGCTGGAGGAAATGGAGGGCTTTTTGGAGCAGGAGGAGGAGGATCCAGTGGTATTGTTACATCTTCAATCACAGCAGCCCAACCAGGAGGAAGTGGATCCTCAGGTTTATGTTTAATAGCGGAATATTATTAATATTTATTAATAAAATATTAGTTGTGAAAATTCTTAACACACTTTTAGCTGTCACTCATTCAACAAATCCTACACCATCATCTGGGTTTGGAAGTATATATGCTAGTGGAAGTTTACTTTATCTAACCAGTTCTATAGGTATTGTTAATTTAACTAATGCTATTACAAGTAACGGTTCTAGTAGTTTTACCTTATATACCAGCTCAGGAACTTACACTTACCCTACAGGCTCAGGTATACAATATATAAAAGTAGTATGTGCTGGTGGTGGAGGTGGGGGTGGTGGTGGGCGATTAGGTGTAGCTAACTCCAACAGAGCTGGAGGAGGAGGAGGAGCGGGTGGTAATATAAACATAGCTTATTTTTCTTCATCTTCATTAACAACAGGTAGTTATACTGTAACTGTAGGAGCAGGAGGAAGTGGAGGAGCAGGAAGGTCTGGATCTATTACTTTTACAGGCGGAGATGGAAATGTTGGAGCAGACAGTACATTCGCCTCAGGTTCAACAGTTCTTTTAAGAGGTGTAGGTGGCCCATTTGGTACAGGTGGATCCACAACCCCTGGCCTTGCAGGTACTAATGTAGCTCCTACATCCCCTACAGTCCCTAACCCATACCCTCCCTTTTATTATTCAGGAGTTAATGGTGCTGCAGGAACAACAACTACAGGTGCTAGCGCAGGTAGTGCTTTTAATGGTTCTAGATTATTAGCTGGTGGAGGTGGAGGAGGAGGAATAACAAATGCTAATGTTTCTGGAAGTGGTGGATCTGGCTCAGCAATCTATAATTATACTTCTTTAATACAATCTGGGTCTCCAGGAATAGCACCTGGTGGGGTTGGACAGAATGGAGCTCCTGTTATTGATATAAGCCATTTACTTTCCTATAGTGGTAGCAATTTAATTTTTGGTGCCTCTATTGGAACTGGAGGACATGGTGGCGCAGGAGGAAGACCTTCTCCAGCTGTTTCAGCTGGTAATGGAGGATCTGGAAGTATGGCTGCTGGTGGTGGTGGAGGAGGAGCTACTATTGTCGGCGCTGTAAGTGGAAGAGGTGGTCCTGGTGGAAATGGTTTTGTTTTAATTTTTGAATATTATTAAAAAATAAATTAATATGGCTAGATGGGCAATAATAAAATCAAATTATGTAATTGATATTATAATATGGGATGGTAATACTCCTTATCAATACCCTGGAGATCATGATTTAATGATAGAAGATACTACTGAGATAGTAGGCTATGGAGACTGGTATGAAGCATCAGAAGGAATATTCTACAGTCCTCTTTCAACACCCCCAGATTTTCCTCCAACTCCTTAAATATTTATAATTAAAACTATACAATGGCATTAGTAACAAGAGCAGGTAAAGGATCCAAACTCAGCTCAGCTGAGATGGATAGTAATTTATTATACTTAGCAACTACTTTATCAGGATCAGGAGCTGGAGCAATTATATCTGTGACAGGATCAACAATTCAAGCCCCTAATACTTCCATTACAGGATCATTTTTTGTGGGTGATGGTAGTAAATTAACAAACATTACTGCTTCTTCAATTGCCCCAGGAAATGTAGCTGCAGCTGGTTCTAACACTTATATTCAATATAATAACAACGGTATATTAGGAGCAGAAGCTGCTTTTACATATAATGCTAGTACTAATACTTTAACTACAACTAATATTGTAGCTAATGATATACAAGTAGCCAAAGCAATTGATACTAGTAATGGTTATTTACTTGATGGAAATGACATAACAGCTGTTGATTGGAAAAATAGAGCACTAAAATATACCGGTGGTGATACAGCAGTAGATTGGACTACAAACAATAGACTTATTTTAAGTAGTTCTCAAATGGTTATGAAAGGATTAGCTAATACTAACCAAGGTAATGTTATATCTATAGACCCTTCAACAGGTAGACTTTATTATATGTCTACTTCTTCAATTTCTATTACTTTTTCTCCTTCTTCACCTATTAATTCTATTCAGTTTAATAGTGCTAGTGTATTTAAAGGTGACAGTTCATTTACTTTTAACGCTTCTACTTTAAGTCTTTCCCAAGGTCAAAACGCTACAGCTTCAGGTAATTATTCTCATGCTGAAGGTAGTACCACTGTAGCTTTAGGTAATAACTCTCATGCTGAAGGATTTGTGACTGTAGCGACCGGAGATTCTTCTCACGCTGAAGGAGCATATGTATCTGCCTCAGGAGGTTATTCTCACGCTGAAGGATATTTAACTATATCTAGAGGTACTTTTTCTCACGCTGAAGGAGGAAGTACAGTATCATCAGGTTCTTATTCTCACGCTGAAGGTGAAGGTTCTATATCTAGAGGCAATTATTCTCATGCTGAGGGATATTACACTTTAGCCTCAGGAAGCCATTCTCATGCTGAAGGTAATACCACTATAGCTTTAGGTTCTAATTCTCACGCTGAAGGAATTGGTACTATAGCTACTAAAAATGGAGCCCACGCTGAAGGATTCTACACTACAGCTAGTGGTTTTCAGTCCCATGCTGAAGGTCAAGAAACTGAAGCTAAGGGCTCTGTTTCTCATGCTGAAGGTTATTTAACTCTAGCAAACCAAGCCTATTCTCATGCTGAAGGATGGGATACTGAAGCTAATGGATATGCTTCCCACACTGAAGGATATCTTACTTACACTGGAGGTAGTCACTCTCATGCTGAAGGTGAAAGTACACAAGCAAATGGAAATGCTTCTCATGCTGAAGGAAGTGGATCTGCAGCCACAGGTGCTGGTTCTCACGCTGAAGGTTCAATTTCAAATGCTGTAGGTGAATTTTCACACGCAGAAGGTTTTGATACTTATGCTAATGGAATCTATTCTCATGCTGAAGGAGCAGGTACTACCGCTGATGGATTAGGATCACATGCTGAAGGTAATTCAACTATAGCTACAGGAGAATATTCACATGCTGAAGGTTTTAATACAATTGCACTTGGTGATTATTCCTACGCCGGAGGAATTTACACTATAGCATCAGGCTCAGGCCAAACAGTAGTAGGTGAATATAATACTCATGGTGATACAACAAGTTATTTTATTGTTGGATCAGGAACAACTGTAACTCGCAAAGATGCATTTAAAGTAACAAATAATTCTTCTATCATAGTAGCCACTCAAAGTGCCGCCCCCGGATGGACAGGTAAAGAAGGAGAAATAGTTCCTGTTAAAAATGGAGGAAGCTATTTCATTTATGTCTATATTGGTGGAACATGGAGATCATCTTCATTAACTTAATAAATAAAAAATAAAAATAAAAAATGGAAACAAAAGTTTTAACCCAAGAAGAGATTACACAATTAAAAGCAGTTCAACAAGAAAGATATTCTATAGTTGACAAATTTGGTACTATTGAAATTCAATTTCAAGAATTAGAATCTACAAAACAAAAACTAAAACTTGAATATGAAAAACTAAAACAAAAAGAAGATGTTTTAGGTAAACAATTACAAGCAAAATACGGTGATGGTACTATTAATTTAGAAAAAGGAGAATTTATAAGCGCTTAGTTTTTCGAAACTTTTCAAGATATTTATCAACAAACCCCAATTAAAAAATAAATTTAATTAAACAAATAACATGGCAGAAATTTTATTATCCCCAGGTGTTTTATCAAGAGAGATAGACACCTCATTTATAGCAGAACAGCCACCACAAATTGGTGCTGCTATTATAGGCCCTACAGTTAAAGGTCCTGTTGGTATTCCTGTAACTGTTACTTCATATACTGACTTTGTTAGTCGTTTTGGTGATGTAGAAGTTGTAGCAGGTACTGGATCATTTTCGTATTTTACTTCAATCACAGCTTACAACTATTTTCAAAATGGAGGCGAAACATTATTAGTAACCCGTGTAGTATCAGGTGCTTACGCTCCTGCATCCGCTTCAATTTTAGGTAGTGGTTCTGTAGTAGCGTTTACTTTAGCTACTATTTCTGAAGGTGCTAATATGAACACTACAGGTGGTGTAGATAGCAATGGAGCTTTTGCTACAGCTTCAGTTCATAGTGTTCGTTTCCAGATTGTATCACCAAATACATCTTCCGGTACATTTAACTTATACATCCGTAGAGGTGATGATGATAATAGAAACCCAGCTATCCTAGAAACTTATACTGGATTATCAATGGATCCATTATCTGAAAACTATGTAGCAAGAAAAATTGGTGATTACAGATTCACTCAAACAACTTTAGATGGTGAAGATACTTTACAAATCTCAGGTACATATCCTAATAGATCAAGATATGTAAGAGTAGCTTCTGTAGTAAGCCCTACCCCACAATATTTAGTAGGAGGTGTTCCAGCTAGTACAGCTTATAGAAATTCTATTCCTGTATCTACTGGTGCTAATTCAACTGGATCATTTAATGGTGGTGCTGGCTCATTAATAGCTGGTGCTAAGTTTTATGATCAAATTACACCTAATAATATTCAAGGTGTTAATGCTGATAGCTACACAGCTTCAATTAATTTATTAGCTAGTACTAATGATTATCAATTTAATGTATTGATAACTCCTGGTTTAAATTATGTTGATCATGAAGCCACAATGAGTGCTATTCTTACAAACACTGAAAATAGAGGTGATAGTGTATATGTAATGGATTTAGGTAATTATAGCGCCTCAGCAGCTGATGTTATTAACGCTGCCGTTGATATAGATTCATCTTATGGTGCTGCTTACTACCCATGGTTACAAACACTTGACCCAGGCACTGGACAGTATGTATTTGTACCTGCTTCTACAATGATCCCAGCAGTTTATGCTTTCAATGATAGTGTAGCTGAACCATGGTTTGCTCCAGCCGGTATCAACAGAGGTGGATTAGGAAATGTAATCAGAGCTGCTTCTAAATTATCACAATCAACTCGTGATAATCTATACCAAGGTAAAGTTAATCCAATCGCTACATTCCCTGGTCAAGGTGTTGTAGTATATGGTCAGAAAACCTTACAAACTAAAGCTTCTGCTCTTGATCGCATTAACGTTCGTCGTTTGATGATTGCACTTAAAGGATATATTGGTCAAATTGCTAACACATTAGTATTCCAGCAAAACAATGCTGCTACAAGAAATGCATTCTTAGCCCAAGTAAATCCATACCTTGAGTCAGTTCAACAAAGACAAGGTTTATATGCGTTCAAAGTTGTAATGGATGATGCTATTAACAACGCTGCTGTAATTGACAGAAACGAGTTAGTAGGTCAAATTTACTTACAACCAACTAAGACAGCTGAATTTATTTACTTGAACTTCACCCTTACTCCAACAGGTGCTGTTTTCCCATAATAAAAGGTTAACTGTTTAAATATTTATTAACAAATAAAAACTAAAAGAAAATGGCAATTATAGATAACAATGAAATGTTTTTTACAGCATTTGAACCTAAACAGGCTAACCGATTTATCCTGTATATGGATGGTGTACCAACATGGATGATCAAAGGAGTAAGCGCAATTAACTTAACTCAAGGTGAAGTAGTATTAAACCACATTAACGTTTTACGTAAAGTTAAAGGTAAAACAGTTTGGGGTGATGTAACTATGACACTTCATGATCCAATTTCACCATCAGGTGCTCAAGTAATTATGGAATGGGTTCGCTTATCACATGAATCAGTAACAGGTAGAGATGGATACTCTGACTTCTATAAGAAGGATTTAACTATCAATGCTCTGGGTCCTGTAGGTGACGTGGTAGCAGAATGGGTGCTTAAAGGCGCATTTGTAAAAGATGCTAACTTTGGTGAATATAACTGGGATACTGAAAATACCGCTATAAACATCACAATGACATTAGCAATGGATTACGCCGTGTTAAACTATTAAAAGTTAAACCCAATATTTATAAAAAGAGCTCGCATTTTTTGCGAGCTTCTTTTTTTCTTATATATTTATATACAACAAATAAAATGTTATAACAAAATTATCTATGGAAAACAAATTTAGTATGCCAACAGAGATGGTTGAATTACCATCTAAAGGTCTAATCTACCCAGAAACAAGTCCTCTCTCAAGTGGTAAAGTTGAAATGAAATATATGACAGCACGTGAAGAAGACATTTTGACAAACCAATCATATATTCAAAAAGGAACAGTATTAGATGAATTAATTAAATCTCTTATTGTCACACCTAATGTAAAATATGAAGATTTAGTTGTGGGTGATAAAAATGCTTTATTAGTAGCTGCTCGTATTTTAGGATATGGTAAAGATTATACATTTACCTATGGTGGTGAAGAACAAATAATTGACTTATCTACTGTTGAAAATAAACCTTTACTTGAACATTTATATACTCAAGGTAAAAACGAATTTGAATATACTCTTCCTTCAACTGGTGTTAAAATCACTTTTAAACTTCTAACAGGAGCTGATGAAAAGAAAATTAATGCTGAATTAGAAGGTTTAAAGAAAATAAATAAAAACGCCTCACCTGAATTATCAACTCGTTTAAAACACATGATTACTTCAGTTGAAGGTAATTCAGAACCTAAAGCTATTAGAGAGTTTGTTGACAATCATTTCCTAGCTCGTGACTCCAGAGCGTTTAGGGAGTATGTAAAGGAGGTACAGCCAGACGTTGATCTGACCTTTTTTCCCGAAGGAAGCAACACAAAAATTGACGTTCCAATTAGACTTAGCTTTTTTTGGCCTGACCTCTGAGATAGCTAAACAATATCGAGTTAATTTATTCACTCAAATTCATGAGATAGTTTTTTATGGCCAAGGTGGTTATGACTGGGGAACAGTCTATAACATGCCTATCTGGCTTCGTAAGTTTACTTTTCATACAATGAAAAAACATTATGATGAGAAAAATGGAAATGAAAATGGTGATTTAGATTCTCAAACTCAAGCCATTAAATCTGGTAAGATTCAGCTCCCAGATCATTTTAAAGGTAAATTAGAACAGAAAGCCCCCAAATATTAATATTTATAATATATACTATTATAAAACACTATGGCATTAACTCCAGATCAAGCTAAAGAATTAAGGGATATGCTTAAAGAGATAGAACAACTATCTATTAAGCTTAAAGCCAATATCAATACTACTAGTCTCCAAAATGTAGAAGCTAACGCTGACACTATCAAACGTTTATTCAAGGATCTTAAAGAAGAGTGGAATGATCTTACATCTGATATATCTATAGCCACTCAAGGTTTTAGAGATATTGTTAAAGAAATTAGTCGTCAAAATGTTGGTTTAAATGACTCTCTTAAAGCCTACAAATCACTAACCTCTATAGCCGATAAAATCCAGGCTTACCAAAAAGGATATAGTGATATGTCATATAAAGACATTATTAGACTTAAAGAAAGAATTCAACTTGAAAAACAAAGACTTGAGAATGCTCAAGATTTGTTAAAGGAAGAAGGTAGAGCCATAAAAATTAGAGAAAAAGCTTTAAAAGATGAAATAAAAGCTTCTGAGATTAAAATTAATAATTTACAAAATGATAGAAAAGCATCTTTAGCTGAAATTCGTAACCGAGAAAAACTTAAAGCTGAATTAGCTAAAATAAACAAAGAACATCAAAAGATTACAGCTGGTATAAAACAAAATATTGCTTTATTAAATGATGAAGATGAAGCATTTAAGAATTTAAATTTAAGTATTGAAAAAATTGCTCTTGAGACTATTAATGATTTAGACAAACAATTTAAAAATATAATTAATGATGTTAGCACTACAGATGATATTGTTAAAAATATGTCTAAATCTTTTGAAAATTTGTCTAGTATAGCTCAAAAGGTTCAAGAATATCAAGAAAATATAACTGATGTTAGTAAAGAAGATGTTGGAGAATTAATTAAAAAAGTAGAACTTGAAAAACAACGTTTAGTTAATAGTCTTAATTTATTGAATCTTGAAAAAGAACGTTTAACTATATCTTTAGAAGCTAATAGAGTAGAACAGCAAAATGCTGAAGCTAGAATAAATGAATTGCAAAGTAAAGGTACTTTACTTGAAGAAGAAAAAGCTGAATTAGCAGCATTAGAAACTAAAAAGAATAGCTTATTAAATATTGAAAATGAAATAAGCAGTAAAATTGAAGCTAACACAAAACTCACAGAAAAAACCCAAGAATACATCTCAGGCCAAAATGAAGAATACCAAAAATTAATTGGCACTCTAAATGAAGTTGAATCAGGTGTTGGTAATATTAATAAATCTTTTGGTCTTAATATAGGTAAAAATCTTAAAGGAGCACTTGGTAAAGCAGGACTAGGTAATTTAGCCGATATGCTTGGTATTGATAAGGCTACTGCTAAGATGAAAAACTTAACAACTGAATATACTAAAGGTGGTAAACAAGCTTTAACATTTGGTCAACAGTTTAAAGTTATAGGTGGAGGTTTAGCTTCTATGGGTGGTAATCTTCTTAAAGGTTTTAACCCAGTAATGTTAGCTCTTACAGGTATTGTTAAACTTGTTCAATTCTTTATTGAAGCCATGTTTGAGGCTGATCAACAGGTCACAGACATAGCTAAAAGTATGGTTATCAGCAAAGAAGCAGCTCGTGGAGTTCGAGACCGATTCTTTGAAATCTCAGACAATGCTAAAATATACGCTGGTACATTAGACAACCAACTATTAACTCAAAAAGAATTAGTAGCTGCTAATTTAAAAATTAATGAGTTACTAGGTACATCTATTGATTTCAGTAGCCAATTAGGTGATAAAGGGAAATATATAGTAGCCCAATTTGCAGCTGCTAGTAAATTCCTAAAACTAAGTGAAGAAGAACAAAAAGGATTACTTGACTTACAAGCTACTTCAGGAGAAGAAATTAATAAAATCCGAAACACTGTTTTAGGAACAACTTCTCTTTATAAAATTCAAACTGGTGTATTACTAAATGAAAGAAAAGTTCTTGAAAATGTTTTAAAAGCTAGCAATGCTATTAAACTTTCAACTAAAGGAGGACTTGAAGGGTTAACTAAATCTGCTATAGAAGCGGCTAAATTAGGTTTATCATTACAAAAAGTATCTGATATAGCAGGTGGATTATTGGATTTTGAAAACCAAATAACAGCTGAACTAGAAGCTGAGTTAATAACAGGTAAAGATTTAAATCTTGAATTAGCTCAACAAGCAGCATTGAACAATGACTTAGCAACAGTAGCCTCTGAGATATCTAAAAATGTAGGCTCAGCAGCAGATTTTGCTAAAATGAATAGACTTGAGCAAGAAGCATTTGCTAAAGCTGTAGGTATGACTAAAGAAGAGTTAGCTGATGTCTTGACAACTCAAGAACAACTTACCAAATTAAAAGGCAAATTTAATGCTTTAACAGAAACAGAGAAAAAACAACTTGAAGAATCAGGCAAATTAACAGCAGGTCAGATAGCAACACTTAGAACTGGTAAAGGAACTGTAGTTGAGTATTATGATGCTTTACAACAAGCAGGTGTAGCTCAAAAAGATATAGTTGAATTATTAGGTGAACAAGCTGCTGCTTCTTTATCTTCTCAAACTGCTCAAGAAAAATTCAATGAATCATTAGAAAAAGCTAAAGAAATATTTACTCGATTTGTTGACGGAGGAACATTAGACAAATTAGCTGATTTTATAACTAAATTTGTAGCTTCTGTAGCCCAAAAAGGACTATGGAATACATTAACTGGTGGAGTAATGTCTAATGAAGAAATATTACTTGAACAGAAAAAACAACTTGAAAGACAAAAAACAAACGCAGCTACAGAAGAAGAAAAACAAGAAATTGACCAACAATTAATAGAAGTTGAAAAACAACTAACCCAATCTACTTCAACACGACAAATTGAAGCCACTGCTAAAGAAAAAGGAATAACCATTTCTCCAGAGCAGCAAAGTAGAATAGATGAGTTACAAAAAGAAGCTAAATTATATGAGGAAGCAACTAGTAATATTTTTAGTGAACTTTTTGCTCCACAAAAAGTATTAGACTATAAAAAAGCTTTATCTGAAGCTGCTCAAGCAGAATTAGATCGTTTAGCCACTGAAACCAAATCTGGAGGTATTAAAAATTTACAAAGTGAGTCTTATATAAGAGAAAAAAGTGCTGCTGAAACAATAGTTTTACCACCATCAATGCAAGGTCCTAAATTAGCTACTGGTGGTATAATAACATCTCCTATAAACAATGCTACTATTGGTGAAGCAGGTCCTGAAGCTGTGATCCCATTAGAATCATCTATAGGTAGAAAAATATTAAACTTAGACCGAGAATCAACATTAACCTCTAACAATGATATAGCTAACAGTATAGTTACTCTAATTAATAAAATTTCCACCACTGTACCTACTATAACATCGTCTACACCAAATACCTCTATACTCCCAGAAAATAGCATTAAACCATTATCATCACCTATTCAACCCTTAACTTTAACAACTGATAATCAAAGTGTATCATCAAATAATGATAGTAATAAACTACTACAAGAAGCAGTAAATCTACTTAAAGCTATTCAATCTAAAGAAACCCCAGTTGTTCAAGTAGCTGTAGATGGAAAAGTAATAGCTGAAGCAGCTGCTCCTAGTATAGGTAATGAAATTACTAAAAGAACTCAATTGGCTTAATATTTATAATAAACCCTTAAAATAATAATAACATGGCAATACCTGGAATTAGAAAAAAATTAGAAGACCAAGGATCATTACTAACAACATTTGATGGTAACACACCTCCACCAGCTGTTTTCCCTGATCCAGCTGTCTCATTACAACAAACTCAATTATCTAATTATCGTGGTGTAACCCCACCTAAATATGTAGATAACGCTCCAACTGACTAATTAAATGGGTTTAATTGACCTAAAAACTGATTTAAAATCATTAAGGTATGGGAGGGATAGAAAAGGTGGAGGCTCAAGCAACCAACCTTATATTACCACTCCCATACCTGATGATTTAACAGCCAATGGCCCTGACTTTTTGCTAAGACAGGGAGCACTACAGGCTTCTTTAGATGATGTTAGCAGATTAACCAAATGGTTCTCAGATCCATTATCTATAAATGGTCTGTTATTTACTACTAAACAGATAGCATTAGAAAGACAAAATCCTAAATTAATTGGTATTAATAGGATTTATTTACCTACTTCAACTATATCTCAAGTTGGATTAAATGCTTTAGGTGCCCACTTAAATAAACAAGGTTTAGATCCTTTTGGATTAGGTTATGCTCAAGGTGGAAGAAGAGGATATTATTATTCTACTCGAAATCAAGCATTACCTAGTGGAGAACTTGAAAATAGATTAACTATAGCCTATACAGCTAAAATAGCTAATCAAGATTTAGGTTCTTTAACTATTAATCCATTTGGTATAACAAATGTTAATCCTAATGTTTTACTATCATATAGTGGTGGTCCTAATGCTCCATTAGGTTTAGGTACAACACAAATTAAATTAGCTGGTGATGGATCTGGATCACCTAGAGATAGAACTAATACTTATAATTTAATAGCTCAATCTAATGTAGATAGAGTTTACTCTTTTGATAACAGTTTGTTTTCTGAACAAACTCCATTTATTGAAAGTAAACTTACAACTTTAAGTAGTATAACAGATTATAGACAAATAATAAACACTAAGCTAGGAAACAATCCTACCATCCCAGAAACTAATTATTTTGAATTTAATAGAGAAAAAACCTATAAAACATCAACAACTCGATATCGTCTTGTAGATCCTTCTAGGTTAACAAACCCTAATAATTCTGTATCTATAGATGAGATTAATGCTTTAGATGTTCAAACAACTAACACAGCACAAGGAGAAGAAGAAAACAATAATCAAGCTATAACTAATATAATTAATTATTCTGATTCTGATTTAATTAAATTTTTCTTTGAAGTTATCAATCCTAACACAGTAGAAAGTGTGGATTATTTATTTTTTAGAGCTTATATTAATAGTATAGGAGATAATTTTAAAGGTGAATGGCAGCCATATAGATATTTAGGTAGAGCTGAAAGTTTTTATAAATATGGTGGATTCTCTAGAGATGTTCAATTATCATTCATTATATATGCCCATTCTAGAGCTGAAATGAAACCCTTATATAAAAAATTGAATCGTTTAGTAGGAACAACATCACCTAGATATTCTGGTAGAGGATATATGCTTGGGAATTTTGTTAGATTAACAGTTGGTACTTACTTTAGTAATGTACCTGGTATTATTAATAGTATTAGTTTAAAACCATCATTTGAAGCAGGTTGGGATATCAATAGAAACACTGAAGGTTTATCTTTCAAACCAGAAGATGAAGATAATTATTTAGGACAAATTCCTCGCATGATAGAAGTAGATTTATCATTTACTCCAATTCATGATTTTGCACCTCGATATGAAGAAACATTCATTAATAATGAACCTGTTGAATTAACCCCACCAACTCCTTCACCTGCTGTCACTCCAAATAGTATAGATACTCCTACATCTACACCACCACCACCACCACCCCTACCATCACCTGCCCCAATTAATTTTGCGAATCCTGTTACTAGTAATTTAAACCAAATACTTAACCCAGGTTTAGGATCAGGTGTGTTATTTCCCTAGATAATAAAAATATAATATGAATCGTTATCAAAAAATACCTATCATAAAAAATTCTCAAGGTAAAAGTTATTACAGAGATAACAAATATCCTGAAATTCCTCTATCTATTAATGATATTTATATTGTGGCGTCTGATGGTGATAGATTTGATATGATAGCTAACCAATACTATGGTGATCCTTCATTATGGTGGATTATATCAATTGCTAATCCTGATATATCACAAAATTCAATTTATATACCATTAGAAACCCAAATAAGAATTCCTTACAATCCAGCTAATGTAGTTGCGAGTTACAACCAATTAAATTCATAGTTATGGCCATTATAGGTGAAAGTTTTAAACCGTATGTTAGAACACAAATTAATATACGTCAAAATAAATTAGCTTTAGGAGTTAAAGATAATGATACCTTAAAATATATAACATCCAAAACATCATTTTTAAGATTAACATCTGGAGTAAATGTTAATAAAGAAGTAGCTAAAAATTTAGATGTTCCTAATCTTGAAGGAAATGGTTTAGCTAAACAATATGTTTTAGAAGCTGCTCGCTTTAAATCTGACCCCAACAATGCAGACTCAGATTTTACTTCAGGTGTAGGTTACACCTCAGGAGAATTTAGAAATAATTTTGCTGCCTCTTATGGATTTAACTCAGATCCTAGCTTTGGTTTAGTACCCCCTCCAGGTTTAACATCAGCTACTATTAATACTTTAAACAGAGGTACTATACGAGAAGCTACTATAAATTTAGTATGCCATAATCTTTATCAATTTAAAATAATAAATGCTTTATTTTTAAAATTAAAATATTCATTGTTATTAGAATGGGGTCATACTTTATATTTTGATAATGGTACTAAAGATAATCCAACTCCTTCATTTGTAAGACCAATATCTATACCGAATTTATCTAATGATTTTTTAAATCGTAAAGGTATGTCTTCTGATAGTATATTAAAAGAAATAGAAAATAAAAGAGAAGAATCATGTGGTAATTATGATGCTTTTTTTGGTGTGATTAAAAATTTTAATTGGGAATTATCAGAAAATGGTTCTTACAATATTACAATTATTGCTATATCTCAAGGTAGTGTTATTGAATCATTAAAAATAAATTCTAATCTTACTCCAAATGAAAACATTAGTGGTGAAAATCCTTTATACCAAAAATCTACTTTTCATTATATTTTAGGTAAAATTAGAGAAAAAATACTTAATGGAACTGGAGGAGCAGGTGGTGACAATTACCTTCATGGATATATAACAGCAGCCGGAGAAGTAGGTTTAAACTCAGTCAATGTATCTAATTTTACAAATGTAAAAATTAATAACAAAAATCCATTAGATACAAATTCAACCTCAGCAAAAGCTAATAATATTTTAACTAATCAGGAAGGATTAAAAATAACATTCCCTAATTTACAAACATATATAGAATCTAATACTGGTCAAAATCAGTTTTATATAAAATTAGGAACATTACTTCGCTTAATGGAATCATTTTTATTATATTATGATACTACTAAAGATTCAAATCCTTCAATATTTCATTTTAATTATAATTTTATAACTGGAAATGACTGTGTAACAATTCCTCATCATATTTCAACTGACCCTCTTACATGTCTTATACCTCTTGATTATGAAAATAACACTGATCCCCCTACTTCTGTTGTATACAATATAAATACTACTACTCATACTATAACCCTTGATAAAGATTTTAAAATTGTCTCTAGTACTTTTACAACTGCAGCTAGTGCTGATAGTACTGGATGGCCTGATCCTTCTGTAGATGAATCATTAGAAAATCAAGAAGTGGTACTTAGCACAGCAGATAGTCTTGGTAATTCTTTATCCAGCGCTGCTTTTAGAATAATCCCTAATAAAACTCTTTACAGTGATGTTTATTCTAGATTAAGTTCTACCCCAGATATTTTTTCTCTTCCTTCAAATCCTAATGGTCAAAATATAACAATTATAACTAAAACTATTAGTCCTGTTACAAAATATAATATTAATACTCAAGACCAAGCTGAGAATTTAAAATATATGAATAGTGAGTTTAGATCTAAAAGTCCATATATTGGTAAAACCATGCATATATATGTTAATATAGGCAAAATTATTGACATTTTAGATAAAAATGTAGATGATGAAGGTAATATATCTGTTCATAGTTTTTTAACTCAATTACTAAGTGATGTAAAATATGCTTTAGGTGGTATAAACAAATTTGATTTAAACTATGACTCTGTAACTAACACTTTTTCTATTATAGACACAGCTGTTATTCCTTACAAATATCAAAATCTAAACAAAAAAGATATAGCTAAATTTAATATTAATTTATTAAAAGAATCAAATAATGGTGGTGGTAGTTTTGTAACTAATTTTAGTTTAAAAAGTGAAGTATTTTCTAAAGTAGCAAACGCTATAGCTATAGGAGCTCAAGATAATGGAAACAGAATGTTAGCTAATTCAACTCCTCTTAGTAATTTTAACAAAGGACTAACAGATAGAATAATAACTAATAAAGAAAACATTAACACTAAAGATTTTAAATCAGATCAAGGATTTGACCAATTCAGTGAAGCTTTTGCTAAATATAACCAATATAAAAGAAAATTTGTTAGTACTTCTGGTGAAGGTATAAATGAAAATGATATAAACTTATATAGAAATTATCTAGTTGATTTATTTAATTATGATTTAGGAACATATACTAGTAATGGAATTACTCCAGGTACTGGTTTTATACCATTAAATCTTCAATTAACAATGGATGGTTTAAGTGGTTTAACTCAATATCAAACTTTTGAAATAGATGAAACTTTATTACCTGATGAATATAAAAACAGATTAGGGTTTATAACAACAACTATTTCTCATAAAATTGACAGTAAAGGATGGGAAACTACAATTAATTCTTTAGGTGTGCCTAAGAAATTTGGAAAAGAAACAAAAGTAGTATCATCTCCACCTCCTAAGGTGACTGAACCTTCAAAATCCCAAACAAAAACAACAACCGCTTCTGTAAAAACCTCAGGTAATCAAGCTAATGTTAGAGCTAAATATGGTGAACCAGGAGATGAGAGTAATTTAGTAATGTGGACTTTACCATATACACTTTATTATACTGCTGAAAAAGGTGGGGCTGCTAAAGGTAAAACTAAATTCACTAAACTTAAAGTACATAAAGATGCTTTATCTAACTTTGATAATGCTTTTAAAGAAATACTAAGAGAATTTGGTATTGAAAGAATTAAAGAATTAGGATTAGACTCTACATCTGGATTACATAATGTTAGAGCAAATAGAAATAATCCAAATAAATATAGTTTGCATTCATGGGGGATAGCTATTGATTTACTTGTAGCTGAAAACCCAAATGTGCCTAAAAGTAGAAGAAGTTCTACACCTTACGGAAATTCAAAATCTTCACCTCCTTCTACATTTTCAACCCCTGAATATGCTAAGTTTATAACAATAATGGAAAAGAATGGGCTTTATTCTTTAGGGAAATGGGGTGATTATGATTGGCAGCATTTCCAAACATGGCCACTAAACCAAAAAGAATAAAGATAAACTATGTCATATATACCTAAAAATAAAATTCAAACCAATCTATATACTCCTGGAAGAGAATATGCTACTGATAATGGAGATATATATATAGGATATTATCATAAATTATCTAATGGGAAAGCATATACTGGAAAAACTCAAAATGATAAACCTAATCTAGAACTACTTCCAGTAGAATTAGGCGGAGATAAATTTCAATTACCTCAATCCTCATCTACATCATATTCCCCTCTCCTCCCCACCCCTCAAGATTATAAAAATGGAGAATTCATAAGATATTTTATTTGTCGTCGCAATCAATCTTTATTTATTGAAACAGACAAAACAACTTTCACTAAATATAAACAACAAAATTCTACAGTATCTTATCGTTTATATAAACCATTTTCTTTGTTTTGGGTGTTAACAGGTGATATAAATCAAGTAGCTCAAACTAATAAAAATGTCACTGAACTAACAGAAGTAAAAGAAAAAGTATTAGGATTAAGTCTTTATTTAAAAGAAAACTGGGCACAGTACTATAAATCTAATACTTAGTTTGGCTTTTTAAGTCTTTGATATTATATTTAATGTATAAATAAAGGTTATGAGAAAAATATTAGTATTTTTATTATTTGTTTTTTTATCATTTGTAGGTAAATCTCAAACTGATGATGTTTTTTATCAACAGGTGTGTGTTTTTATTAATATAATTTCTGTAGAAGAAGAAAATTACATTGTTGTTGATTTTATTGAAGGTTTTGATGAAAATCTAAATGAAATTAATAACATAAATACATTAACTACATTTGAAATTACTTCTATTTCTGAGTTATTTGATTTAACCTGCATTCAGGTTGATTTTAAAACTTTTTCTTCTAAAAATTGTTTAATAAATAGTTTTTTTTTATGTTCTATATTTAACAATTCTTTAATAGGTTTATCTCCTATTGACTGTATGGGGGAATAAAAATAAAGGTTATGTATTATCTAATAGAAAGTCAACATCAATTTAAGGAGTTTGCTCAACAGCAAACTAACAGATGTTTTGTTGAACTGATTCTAAATCATAACTTAATACATCCTGCTTTAAATGATGTTTCATTAGTCTATATTAGACCTGAAGGTGAGAAAAAAGGATACATTATTCCTATCTCACATAATGAATCATTCTCTATCCCATTCCAGCAAGTTAAAAAATTTATATCAAGTTATAAAGAAGTATTTGTTAGGGATAAGAAAACAAGTATGTATTTTCTAAATAAAAAGAATTTAATACATTTCCCTATCAATATAGAGAATTTATCATTTCCAATCTATGATTATTATCATAGACTATACCCAAATAGAAATGATATAAATAAATTTATCCCTATAGCTAAACACTATGAACGTTGTGAAGAGTATTTTGCTCAAATAAACTTTACCCACTACTCAGAATTTTATAATAAAGCAATAGAGTGTTTCTACACTATAGAATCAGGTGGTATTAGTGTAAATACAACGCTTATAGACGATTATTTTACACCTAACAATACCCTCCATTCAATAAAAGGCAATGTAATATACTCACAGTACAATGTAGATACTACAACTAAAAGACCATCAAATAGTTTTAATGGTATTAATTTTGCTGCTTTACCTAAAGATGGTTCTAGAAAAGCATTTGTATCTACAAATGGAAAACTTATTGATATTGATATTGATTCTTACCATCCAACTCTAATTGCTAAACAAATTGGTTATAGTTTTGGAGAAGAGTCAATACATGAACACATGGCTCAACTTTATGGAGTAGATTATAAAGTGAGTAAAGAACTTACTTTTAAACAACTGTATGGAGGTATTTTTGATGATTATAAACATTTAGAATTTTTCTCTAAGACTCAAACGTTAATAGATAATTTATGGGAACAGTTTAATACTAAGGGTTATATTGAATGTCCTGTATCTAATCATAGATTCTATAAAGAATATTTACCTAATATGGGTCCTCAAAAGTTATTTAACTATTGGGTCCAAAATTTAGAGACATCACAAAACATTTTAATATTACAAGATATATTACCAATAATAAAAGGTCATAAAACTAAATTAGTATTGTATACTTACGATGCTTTCCTATTCGACATTAGCAAAGACGAATTAGAATTGTTAGAAGATATATGTTCTGTTTTTGCTAGTTATGGCTTAAAATACAAAATGAAATATGGATACAACTACTATGACCTTAGTTCACTCTCAACATATGTATAATAAACCTTATGGGTTTGATATTACAGACTTAAACTTTGATGATGTGAGTAACAAATTATTCTGCACATTTTCAGAATTAGATGAGATTGACAGTCTTATAGACAATATAAGAAGCCAGTACGATGTACTGTACAATAAAATATTTGTCTTACAGATCAAGAATAGCGATGAATATGTTTGCACATACAACATAGATTATTCCAATTTAAACGAAATTCCTGAAAACACTATATTGGTTCACCGTAAAAAGGAAACCAACACGCTATACACTATTAACGCACTTAATGAACTTATTAAGAAGCTAAATGGTGGTGTAGTGGATGTGTCTTTTAGAATTAATTGGATGCACTATCGCAACTGTATCTTATTGACCCAACATAATGAATTAAAACAATTGAATACAAGAGTGTATAAGATTGTTGAGTTGTAATTTATTGGTAACTAACGTTAACGCTACGTACTTAAAACATGGCCGTTTATAAGCTCTTTGAAGCAAGTTTGGCCTTATTAAAAACAAGTATTATATTATATTAACAATTTAAAAACCAAATTTTTATGGACATTAATGCTATTAAACAGAGATTGAATTCTCTACAGTCGTCCGGACAGAAAAAAGAAAAGGTCGATTATTCCAAGTACTATTGGAAACCAAAACAAGAAGGTAAGTATCAAATCCGTTTTGTACCTTCTGCACATGCTTCTATTTTTAAAGAACATGAAGTACAACCATTCAAAGAAGTGTTTGTACACTACGGATTCTCTAAATTCCCTATTTATGCTTTAACCAACTGGAGTGAAAAAGATCCTATTGTTGAATTCGCAAAACAGCTTCGTGGCACAAGTGAGAAAGAAAATTGGCAATTAGCTAAGAAATTAGATCCTAAAATGCGAGTTTTTGCTCCTGTAGTTGTACGTGGTGAAGAAGAAAAAGGTGTTCGTCTTTGGGAATTTGGTAAGGAAATCTATATGCAATTGCTCGGCATCGCTGAGGATGAGGATTATGGAGATTTTACAGACATTAATGACGGTCGTGACTTTACAGTTGAAGCTGTAATGGGTGATATTGGTGGTCGTCAAGGTATCAAGTGTTCAATTCGTGTTAAACCAAAAACATCACCACTTGGTACAGATAAAACTCAAATTAAATCTTGGTTATCTGAGCAACCTAATGTTTTAGAACTTCAAAAGAAAAATACATTTGAAGATCTTAAGAGTGTATTAGAGAAGTTTTTGAATCCTGAAGCTGAAAGCGATGAAGAAGAAGAAGTAGTAGTACCTGCTAAAGCTACTAATGCTGCTCCTAAAGATTTGCCTTGGGAAGATGATGAAGCAGAAGATGAAACACCTGCTCCTAAAGCTAACTACGCTCTAAAAACTGCTCCTACAAAAACATCCAAAGCAGCTAAGTTTGATGCTTTGTTTGAAGACGAGGAATAAAAATTAATTAATACAGATTATGGCTAAAAAGAAAGAATCTTTAATGACAGCGGTCTCTGAAGAAATTAAATCAAGTTTTAATCTTGATAAATTTAAAGAGAAAAAATTACTTAACAGTACAGTTAAGTTTAAAGAACAGAGATGGATCCCATTCTCAGAAGCATTACAAGATTCAACTTCACTTCCAGGCGCAGCCATAGGTCATACTAATCTTTTAAGAGGACACAGTAATACAGGTAAAACAACAGCTTTACTTGAATTAGCAATTAATGCCCAGAAAATGGGCATTTTGCCTGTGTTCATTATTACAGAGATGAAATGGTCTTGGGAACACGCTAAACAAATGGGTTTTCAAGTTGAAGATGTTGTTGATGAGACAACAGGTGAAATTGTAGATTATAAAGGTTTCTTCATATACAATGATAGAAGTGCGTTAGGCACTATTGAAGATGTAGCAGAATTTATAGCTGACTTGTTAGATGAACAGAAAAAAGGTAATTTACCTTATGATCTATGTTTCTTTTGGGATTCAATAGGTTCTATACCTTGTAAAATGAGTGTTGAAGCAAATAAAAATAATCCAATGTGGAACGCAGGTGCAATGTCACAACAATTTGGAAATTTTATTAATCAACGTTTTCCATTATCACGCAAAGAAAATTCACCATATACAAATTCAATGGTAGCAATCAATAAAATTTGGATTGCACCAGCTGAGAATATATTTTCTCAACCTAAAATGAAAATGAAAAATGGTGAAACAATGTTTTTAGATAGTTCTATTGTAATCACATTTGGTAATATTACCAATAGTGGAACAAGTAAATTAAAAGCAACTAAAGATGGAAAAGAAGTAGAATTTGCGGTTCGTACTAAAGTATCAGTAGATAAAAACCACGTTACAGGTCTACAAACTAAAAATACAGTTGTAGCTACAGTTCATGGTTTTATTAAAGACGACAACAAAGATATTAATGATTATAAAAAACAACATGCCCATGAATGGGTACATATCTTAGGAAGTCTTGATGGTATTGGTCTTACTGAAGACAAATCAGAATGGGAAGAAAGTAAAGAAAACATAACATTGATTGACGAAGAATAATATGGACAAAAAAGATCTGTTTAAGTTACTAGATAACATCCAGCCAGGTAATGAACCTGGAAAAGCAACGTTTAACAAGCATGATAGAGTTCTTATCATTGATGGTTTGAATTTATTCTTACGTAACTTTGCAGTCATCAATTATGTCAATCAAGATGGTGTCCATATTGGAGGCCTAGGAGGATTTTTACGTTCATTGAGTTTTCTTATCAACCAAAATACCCCCACATCAGTTTACATTATATTTGACGGAGTTGGTTCAACCATTAACAGGAAGAACCTTCTCCCCGAATATAAATCAGGTAGGAACTTAACCCGAGTTAATAGGAGTTCTACATTTGAAGACATGGATGAGGAAAATGAATCTAAAATAAATCAGATATCTAGACTCATTCACTATTTAAAGTGTTTACCCGTCAAACTTATCTCACTCGACAAAGTCGAGGCAGATGATATTATAGCTTATTTATCCCGTTATTTAGCCACTAAACACAACTCTAAATGTACTATAGTATCAGCAGATAAAGATTTTTTACAATTAGTAGATAAAAACATTACAGTCTACAGTC